TATATTGATATTTGGGCTAAGTACAAACAAGTCAAAGGATTAAGAACATCAACAGATGGCCAAAGACAAACCAGGACTGAGGTTGAATTAATATGCCGAGCTGATACAATAGATTTTATTGACGCTAATATTGGTGGTCAAGAGTGGTTTTTCCAAGTTGATGGCGTTGATGAGAATTACAGAATAAATGATATTTACGAAAGTGAATATAAAAATTATACAAAAATCATAGGAATTAAAATTGAATAATGGCAAAAGCTGGTGTTAAAATAAATAGTAGTGATTTAGTTTTGCTAAATAAAAAGTTAAAAAAACTTAAAAAAATTAGCGAACAAAAACTAAGTAGTCAAATAGGTTATACAGCCGCTAACATAGTATCAAAAGCTATAAAAAAAGTTCCTGTTGATACTGGTAATTTAAAGCAATCCATTAGTTTTGGTTCACAAAAGAATCAAGCGTATGTTGAAGCGACTGCAAAATATGCACCTTTTATTGAGTTTGGTACTGGTGGTGCCATAAATACTAATGATGCTGAGGAACTAGGTATAAGTGCATCAATGATAAAAGCTATGTTTAGTGGCCAAGGTAAAAGAGAGGTTACAATGAAGCCGCAACCATATTTTTTTAATTCTGTTAGGGAGGGTTTTTATGAATTATTACAAAAATTAGAACAAGAGCTAAAAAAAGCAACAAAATAATGAAAGACCCTATAAAATTTATAAGACAAAAAATAATTACAACTTGCGGTGGTAATATAAGTTATAATGGTGCAAATGTGCCATTTTATAACAGAGTGCCTAATAATGTATCATTCCCTTATGTGAGAGTTTATGGTTTATCAACAAATGCAATTGATGATAACCAATCAAAATATAATGTTGAATGTATTACTAGAATTGAGGTTGTTACTAGATTTCAAAGTACAACTGGTGGTGATTTACAAGCTAATACAATCATGAGTGATATAATGAATTTGATTATAAGTAAAAATCAAAGTGCATTTGATTTAACATCTAATAATTTTAATTGTTATGCAGTTCAAAATTCTGGCGTAACATATTTACAAGAGGATTTAACAGACCACACATATTTTAGGGCAATATTAGAATTATCAAATAAAGTTGAACAAACAAATTAAAAAAAATGGCATTACAAGACATGAAAATATATACATTTAACACATTAGCCCTAGGATTATCAATGACAAACATTGAAGTTACATTAAGAATTATTTTGCTAATTGCAACCATAATTTATACAATACAAAAAATAAAAAGTAAAAAACAAGATGGCAACAAAAATTAGCGAGGATACTAACGTACAACTAGATTTAAAAACAATAGGAATTATTATTGCTGGTACAATTTCACTAGCTAGTATGTGGTTTACATTACAAGGCGATATAACTGATTTACAAAATAAAATTGATAATTTTTCTGGTGATGAATTTGTACAACAAATGGAGTTTAAATTTAAAGATGAATTAATCAGAACTAATATTGTTCAAATTGATAAATTAACAGAAAACATCAAAGAGGATGTTGAGGAAAATAAAGAAGCAATAAAAGATTTAGAAGATAAAGTTTATAAAAAAAGATGAAAAAATTTATATTATGTGTGATATTTGTATTGGTTGCGGTTTGTGTTAATGGTCAAGATTTAAAATTATTGCATATTAATGCAAAATGGAATCAATCTAACAATTTTGATTTAAAGGGTGTTAAAAATTGTATAATTAAATATGCATTATTAGAGGACCAGGTGCCATCTTTAAAAGCACAAATAAAATCTGTGCCAGTAATAATATTACTTGACAAAAATGGCAAACCTAGAGGCCAATGGAAAGCTGACTTAAGTTTTAAAATTACAGCTACAAAAGATGAAATACAGCAAAGAATTAATGAAATAATGCTAGAAGGCACAAAATCTAGAAGGGCAACAACAAACTAAAAATAAATTATGATTAGTAAACATATTTCTGAAAAAGAAGCTACTAAAAGCATTACAGCAATGAGATTAGGACTAGCAAATACGCCAGATGGCAACATTTTATCTAATATGAAAGCGGTTGCAGAAAACATATTTGAGCCGCTTAGAAAATGGGTTGGTGGTCCAATAAAGATTAATTCTTTTTATAGGTCTGAGGCACTTAATAAAGCTATTGGCGGTGCATCAAAAAATGGTAAACAAACCTCGCAACATTGTTTTGGATATGCAATGGATATTGATGATATCTATGGCCACAAAACAAATGCTGAAATGTTTAATTATATAAAAGAAAATTTAAACTTTGATAGCATGATATGGGAGTTTGGTGATAGTACAAATCCTGACTGGGTCCATGTTAGTTATGTAAGTGATTCAGTTAATAGAAACCGAATATTAAAAGCGGTTAGAGACAAGGGTAAAACTAAATATATAGATATTACAAATAGTTAAATGAATTGGGAATTTGCAATAGTAGAAAAATTAACTACTGGCCCATTATTAGGGTTTAGCTACTATCCAGCAGATGATTTAAATGACTGGACTGAATTTAATTTATATTTAATATTGTTTGTTATGCATTTTAAATTTTATGAAAATGAAAAAAATAATTGAAGTTTGTATGATGATTTTAGTTTTATTAATTATATCTATTTTTACAATATATCCATTAAGTTAATATTATGAGTGATAAAAAAAAATTTAAAGAAACTACTGTTGGTAAATTATTATTTGGTGCGGCATCAATGATAAACCCAACATTAGGCAAAGTATTAAGTGGTGTAAGTTCACCGCAAGAGGCATTATCTGAAATTGGTAAATCAAAAATTTCTAATGATGATAAAATAAAGCTCCAACAGATGATTTACGAACAACAAAATAAAGAAATTGAATCAATTACATCAAGGTGGGAAGCTGATTCAATGTCAGATTCATGGCTATCTAAAAATGTACGCCCATTAGTATTGGTGTGGTGTATTGTAGTTTTTTCTTTAGCTGGTATTTTAGATAGTATTGAAAGTGTGCCATTTCATATCGGTGTAACTTGGAATGATACATTTGAAAAAGTTATGATGGCAGTTGTTTTAGCTTATTTTGGTGGGCGTACAACAGAAAAAGCAACAAGTTTTTTTAAAAAATAAGTAAACAATGGAAACAATAAAACACATTTTTGGATTTTGTGGGGAATCACATCCAAATATATTTACATTAATTTTAGTTATAGTATTATTTAAAATTTTAATTTATAAACTATATAAAGCTAAATTTAACAATGGCTAAAAACATAGTAAACAATTACAGAAAAAAGCATAAAAAAAGGCGGCCAGGTGTTCATTCTAAAAATGCATCAAAAAGTCAAAATGGCTATAAGAAAAAATCTAGGGGTCAAGGAAAAAGAAGGTAGCTAAAATTGCTTAAATTTGTAGTTTAAAATAAATATATGGCTACGACATTTACTGGCTTAAGGGTTCAAGATACTTATAATGCAATCCTAAAAATAGGCGATAATACAAATTTAACTGGAACTGCAAAACTACTAAGCGATGGCCTTGGTAATGCATCAGCTGTTTATTTATCGACTACTAGATTAGGTATTGGTGTAACTCCAACATATCAATTTCAAACAAGTGCAAACGCTAAAATTGGTGGTAATTTAATTATTGCTGGTGATTTAACAGTAAATGGTACGACTACAATTATTGATTCAACAATTATTGCTATTGGTGATAATATGATTGAAATGGCCAAAGGCAATACAGCTAATACAAAAGACATTGGCTGGTATGGTAAAATAGTATCTACTGGTACTAAATATGTTGGAATGGCTTATGATGCATCAACTGGTATTGCAACGCCAAAATTTAATTTAGGTTTTGGAACTGTTGAGCCAGGTAATACATTTGCAACAACTGTTACTGGTACTTTAGTCGCTAATTTAGAGGGTAATGTTACTGGTGGCACAATATCTGGTACAACTGGTACTTTTACTGGTTTAGTATCTGGTATTGCACCAACATCTGATTTGAATTTTGCTACTAAAAAATATGTTGATGACCAAACAATACCAACACCTACATTAAGTAGCGTTTTAAGTGCTGGTAACACATCTGGTGCAAATGATATAAAAATCATTGATGACCAAAAGCTACTTTTAGGCGATGATGGTGATATGCAAATTTATCACAATCAAGTAAACTCTGTATTTTTTAATGATACTGGAAATATAGTTTTCAGAAATAATGCAAATGATTCAGACATCAGTTTCCAAACAGATGATGGGCAAGGTTACACTACTGAATATTTAAGATTAGATGGTGATGATGTAAATGTTGTTTTTTCAAAACCTATAAGCGGAACAACAGCATCATTCTCTGGCTTAGTAACTGGTATTGCTCCGACTAGTGATTTAAACTTTGCCACAAAAAAATATGTTGATGACCAAACTATTCCAACACCAACTCTATCGAGTGTTTTAGGTACTGGCAATACATCTGGTGCCAATAATATTATAATGGCTGATAACCAAAAGATTTTAGTTGGTACTGATAGTGATTTAGAGTTGTGGTTTAGTTCTGCTGATGGTTATTTAAGAAATAATACTGGCGATTTATACATACAAAACTTAGCAAATGATAAAAGCATTGTATTTCAATCAGACAATGGTATTGGTGGGGTTACTGAGTACTTTAAAATAGATGGCAATATAAACAGAAATGTAATTTTAGTTACTACACAGCTAAATGATAATGTGCCAATGATATTTGGTGATGGTGCTGGTCGACCAAGTATAAAATATGATTCAACAGCTAGTCAATTATTTATAAATGGCGATTCTAAGTTTTTAAATAGCGCTTATGTAGTAAATAATTTAAATGTACAAAAATCGGTTTACCAAACTGCAACTGGTGGTTTTTATATAAGTAAACCATATGGAGCTGATTTTTATACTACTCAAGACAATTATACTGGTGCTATTGAAATAGCATTACCAACTGGCGGAACTGGTCATGATGATATGATTAAGTTTGTTGTAGATATATTTGATTATCGAACTCAAGAAAGTGTTACTGTTTTTGTAGGTGGTTATACATATCAAAATGTAGGGAGTGGTAACACCACTTGGTATTATGTATCGGCAACTGTTTTAGGTCAAAGTGCTAATCAAAATTATACTGTAAGATTCGGTGATAATGGTACTGAGCATTGTGTTTGGGTAGGTGATACTGATAGCACATGGAATCATTTGCAAGTTATTGTTAGAGATTTTTTTGCTGGTTATACTGCTGATATTAACAACTATTTAGGT